TTTAATACATAGAAATCTTTACAACCATAATCACCTGTAACTTGTAAAACAAATCTTTCATGTGGTTTTAAATCTGCTGTTTTTTTAGCATTAAGTTTATCTAACACTTCTTCACTACCATAATCAATTAAATTAAAGTTTTTCATAGTATAAGCAGTTAAAAATGCTTTATTGTAGATATTTTGATATTCTTCTATTTTACCATCTTTATCTCTAGTGACAATAGTTGCTAAACATCCAACATTAACAGCATATTCTCCATCAATCTGATCTTTTAAATCTTTAACATTACCTTTCATTAGTTTTTTCCAATCTACTTGTAGAACAGTACTTTCACTACGGTAATCTAATTTTCCTAACCAAATTCTTAAGAAATTATACAATTCCTCTTCACCAACATTAGATTTACGAAAATCTCTTTTAGCAAACCATTCAGGTAAATCGTTTTTATCTTCTGCCCAAGAACAAACACCAATTTCATTTATGTATTGATTCTTTGTGGCTTCTTTGTTAGATTTAATTTTATCTTCTAAAAAGAAACTTGTTTTAAATCTTCCACCAGTTTTTAATTCTTGTAACCAAACATCTATCCTTAAAGTAGTGTTTCCTTCTTTACTCTCTCCTAAATAATCAGCAGCTTTACTATCCTCTTTTACTTCAATATTTAAAAGTTCTTTGTATTGTTCTACTGTAGGATTAATAGCAATTACTTTGCCTTCAAATAAACCTACTTTTTTACTGTAGTCTACTTCTTCTCTTTTTGATCCACCAATTCCACTCATAATTTTCTATATTATTTATTATTTATTATTTTTCTTCTTGTCTAAAAGCTTTTTCCCAAATAGGTATCATTTTAACAGGGTTATCTATATATTCATTTATTGCTATCATAGCTTCTTTAATAGTGCTAAAAGCAATTTTTTTACAACCCACTCTTACTATACACCCTATTGATAAAAATTCTATTTCAATAGTGTATTCTCGTAACAACTCTGATTTTGGTCTTCTGTATTCTTTTTCTTCTTGTATGCAAGGAACAGGTTGTTCCGTTTGTGCACCTAATTCATTATTTACTTCCATAATTTTAAATTTTAATTGTTATAAATTTTTTCCCAAAATGTTTTTATTTCATCATTTTTGTCTTTAGAAGAAATTAATATTCTTCCTTTTAATTGAGGTGCTCTACTTCCAGCAACAATGCTATCATTTAAAACATCAAAATTAATGTATCTTTCATCCCCCTCAGCAACTAATTTTCCTAAAGCGGTAACTTTAGATGCAAATATTCTTTTAAGCTGTCCTGTAAGAGCTATTTCACTTCCTACTACTTCTTCTTTACCATTATCTTTGATATATTTATCAGTAATGTGAGCAGCATAAATTCTGTAAGGGCTAATTTGTCTAAAAATGTCAATTTGATCTAAAAACCATTTTCTTGTGTGTTGGTAACCTGCACCATCAGGTAATGTAATAACAGATTTCCATTCAGGATCTCCTACTTCATACTGTTCACCATAAGAACCACTTCCTAATTTAGGTCTATTAAAGTTTTTACCTATAATAGAGTTCATATAAGCCTTTGTTCCTCCAATTTCAGATAAAGCATCTAAATCTGATAGACCATCAATAATTAAATATTCATACTTTCCTTTATTCTCTAATAAAAGATTACGATATGAAATATAATTTTGAAAACTTTCATATAAATTAGTAGACTGATCTGTATATGTAGACATTTTTCTAGCTTTAATGTATTCATATCCTCCTTTTTCAAGGTCTAATACTAAAGCATTGTTTTTTGTTGTGAAATCTCCAAGTATTGTACCTTTACCCATTTTAGGTATAGATAAAATAACCAGATCTCTTGGTGCTGATAAGTGAATATCACTTATTTCATCGGGTAATCTCAATTCTTTTTTTTCTTCCATGTTTATCTAATTTAATTGTTATAAAAATTCTTTCTTAAATTTTTTATTAGTTGTAATATCAATTTTTGCTCCATTAATAAGAGCTTCATAAGCTGTTTTTGACATTACTAAATCAGCTGTGTGATCTGTTCCAATACCTATAGTAACACTTACTGTTTCTACAAAATACTCAGATCTGTAACCTGGTTGGTTAATACATAAATTAGCTTTTGGACTAATTTTTATTTCTTTACCAAGTGTGGAAAATTTTTCAATAATTTGTTTGTACTCTCTAGTAACTGGTCTTCCTGGTTCATTAACCATAATAACCTCCATTCCTGTTTTCATAATTCAAAATTTAAAATTTGTATTCAAATATACAAAAATGATTCTGTTTTTACAAAAATTCAATCTTATTTTTATCAAAAAATTCTAAAGATTTTCTTAACCAATTAACTTCAACTTCTTCTTTTGTACTAATAATGTATATTATAGCTAGTTTTTCAGGGTTGTCATATTCATATGCCATACATCTGTTTATTTTTTGAGTAAAGTTTTCACCATTACTATCAAAGTCTGCTAATATTACACAATTTAATGGTTTATAAGTAGTTCCTGTATTACCAATTTTAACTACTGCAAGATGATTTCCTATTCCTTCACAAAATTCTTGAAAGATAGTTTTATCTTTTGTTTTATTATGAAAAGATGGTATTCCTAAAGAATCAGCAATCTCTGTTCTTCCACAAAAGACTAAAGCTCTTTTATCTCCTAATTGTTTTAAGAGTTTTTTAGCTTCTATTACTTTACAAGGACTGTTTTGTAATATAGATTTTCTTTTTAACTTTAAGAATTTAGTATCTTTCCCTTCTTCAGTTAGTTTTTTAATTACATAAGATACATTATCATAATAAGCTTTTTCAGTTTTAGCTTTACCACTATATAATTTAATAGTTTTAGCATCTAGTTCAGTACTTATTATTTTAATTCTATAATCACTAATTACTTTCTCATCAATAGCTTTTTGAATAGAATATTTAGCAACTACTCTAAGTTTCAAACTTCTTTTTAGATAAGATTCAGTTTGAGAAGTTAAAGTACCAGTTAATCCTAATATACAAGTATTCTTAATAAACAATTTTTGACAAGCCAATACTTGTGAAGTAGATAATAAATGAATCTCATCAATGATAACAATATCATAAATCTCAGTAACAAGTTTTTTGAGGGATAGATGAGTAGTGTATGTAACATTACTATCATCATAATTCATAGTCTCAAAATCTCTTTTCCAAGAATCTTTGATATTGTTATCAGGATAAGCTATTAATATTTTTGGATTATTATATTTTTCCAATATTAGAATACTAGTTCTTATTTTACCAAAACGTGGGCATAAATTAAGGATACCTCTTTTTCCAGTTCTTTCAAAAATCTGAGAAAACTCTAATTGTCTTTGATCTCTTAAAGTCATATATGTTTATTTAAATAATACTTTAATTCCATTGCACTTCTTTTAATAGAACCAGCTAATCTTGTTCCATTAATACTATTAACTCCATACAATTGTGTACTTCCAAATATAGTATGTCCTTTCTGAAGTTTAGCTAAAGCAATACCTTCATCAATTTTGCTTTCAAATCTTTTTAATTCTTCCTTAATCTTCAATAATTCTTTCAGATCCATAATTATTTTTTATTTAAAAAATATGATTTATCTAAGACAGATTCATAATCATTATCTGTCATGTCTTTTTTACGAGGTAGTTCTTTAAACATACCAACTTGGCCCAAAAATCCTAATCCAATGCGAATATCATCTTCTCCATAACTATTCTTAATAAGTCTTAAAGACCTAAAGAATTTAGCACCATAAGAATCTATAAGTTTGTCAAGATTATAACCACTTGGGTCAGCCACTTTATAACGCATAGGATCAAATAATGCTAATACAACATCTGCATCATCCTGAGTTTGTGAAGAATCTTTAAAATCTTCTAACTGAGGTTCTACATCACCATTTTTAATTCTAATAGGATTAGAAATATCTCTATTAAACTGACTTACTACAACAGGACTATATCCATAGAAATCTCTAGCAAACCTAAGTTCATCAGACATCTTATCAATAAGTTGTTTTTTGGTATTAAGCTCTTTAGTGGTTTTAAGAAGACCAATATGATCTATAACTACTTCAGTGAACTCATTAGGATTATTAGGAATATAAACTTTGTTGTATTTACTAACTTCTTCTATAGTTCCTCTTTCTTCAGCATGAGCTTTTAATTCTTTAGCTATACCTACAGGGTTCTCAGGACCATCTATAATAGTAACAATTTCTAAGATTTCTCCAATATAATCTTTTGTTAGTAAAAAAAGATCATGTTCATCTTTAGTCATAGTTTCTGTCCATCCTAATAATTTAGGAACAGGTATAATAACACCATGATCTAAGAATATTTTTCTTGAAACCCATTTAGCAAGCTTATAAACTTTACTTCGCTCCATAGAACGATATATAATCTTTAAGCTCACTCCTGATTTCTTACCTTCTTCACTTAACATCCAATCAACAGGATTTAATACATAACAATCATCTAAAAAGCTTGTTTTACCACTTCCTGTTAATCCTCCAATTAGAGTGTAGATTCCTTTTCTAATACCAATATATCTATTAAGTCTATTAAAACCCATAGGTATACCATTATTTCTACCAGCTAAACCTTTGTTAACCTCATCATCAAGACTTTCAAAGCTCATTTTTAAGTGAATTTACATAGTTAACTGCTTTTTCATGTTGTTTAAGAGCTTCTTCGTATGTTGAACATCTTACTTGATATTCTCCATGTTCAACTTTTCCAAATAACATTGTTTCAAATACTATAGGAACAGGACTATTACTAAAATTATGATCTAATCCTAAGAAAACTGTTGAAACAAATACACCATTAATAGTTTCTTGCTTAACACTTCTCATTTTATCTGTTAACCCTTGTATCCACTCA